CTTGTTGTGGGAACAAATCAAATTTATCTTTACGAGTATTAGTGTGAGTCCACACACCTTTTACTTTACCATAGTAAGCATCTTCATTGAACTCAAATGCAGCTGCACCTTTTTCTTTGATTAAAGCAGGTAATCCAGCTCTGATATCAATTCCATCCCTTTCTCCAATAAACTTCATCCACTTTTCTAATTGTTCGATTTGTTTATCAGAATATCTATGCCAAGTTTTGTGTCCTCTAAATTCTTCTTTTAGAGTTACAATTTGTGAATCTGCTACTTGAGTACCAGCATAAGTTTTTCCATCTACTACATATCCAAAGTTACAAATTTCAATACCTACTGAATGTACATGCATATGTTGTGAACCATTTTTACCTAAGTGCCATGCGTAGTTACCTTCTGGGAAACATTGTAGTAATTCACCATCGTATTTATCATCGTTTCCTTTTACCGATGGTCCACCCATTACCCATTCAGTTGCAATAGTACCATTATCCATATCCCAATACTCAACACACTTATAAGGATTATGCCATCCAGCGGTGTGGTGTAAGAAAAGATATTCGTAGTTTACAGGTCCATGTTTGTACTCATCTTCGGGCATAAAGTATTCTACATACTCTAAATCACCCTTAGTTACTTTATTCTTTGAATAGATATCTGGTGCATCTGATTCTTCTTGTCCAGTTGCATCAGTATCGTTTAATCCCATTGCTGCCCAAGTTCCTTTTCCAACTAAACCATCGGCAGTTAATCCATTTAAGGATTGAAAATCTTTTACGGCTTGTTCCGTACCTTTTCCGAAGATTCCATCAGCACCAAGACCTAAGAATTCTTGAACTGCTTTTACATCTTCACCTCTTGAACCTACTTTTAATAGCATATTTTTTATTTTAGTTTTGATTAAATTCTATAACCTCAAAGATACGAGTCTGAATACGTTTCGTACCCTCAGTATTTGTAAGTATTATTGAATTTCTAAATTTTTGCCAATCTATTACGAATGTCTTATCCAATACCCCACCATTTTCTTCTCTCACTAATTGATTTAGTGCGTTGATGGTGTATAGAGTATTTGATTCTTTTTTTCTGTGTATTAGTATTGTATCTTCTAAAGGTTGTGGTGGTTTGAACTCCGTATTAATATTATAGGTAACGTAAAGTTCATCTAAGTTTGATTTATTCTGTAAAATATAGATATAGTTATACACTATCACATAAGTTTCTCTGATATCTTGCAGAGTCTTTTGTAACCCATCCTTTGAAGTAAATGTACACAATAATTGTGTTTTCATATATTTTTTTCTCTATTAATCAATCACCTATAAATATCAGATTATTTTTTTGGGGGTAATTATTATCCCTTTGAATCAAAGCATTGTTGCATTTCCCTACTCCAACCATATACAGAGTTCAATCTTCCCAAAATACCATTCTTAGAACGCTGTCTTTTTTCCATAATTGGAATTCGTTTACCTTTTTTAGAAATAGCGTAAACTAACTTTTTAGAACCAGTTACACCACCACTCTTTCCTTCAACTTCTTCAGCAGTTCCCACTTCAAAGTGAGAGATGAAATCATTCTCATCTTCAATATTTGCACAACCTTTTAACTCCTCTGGTCCGATTGGTACACCACCATTATTTACCTCAAACATACCATCATACTTAAATACACCGTTATCGGCGTTGATTGCGGTAAAGTGTCCTTTTTCCCAAATATTTTGAGCTTCTATATAAGTACCCAATCCGATTGATTTACCATCAATTTCAATTTGATGTTGAGTATCTAACTCATCAATCATTTGTTCTTGAATTTCAATAGTTTCTCTTCTGATTTTATCAATTTCTTGTAATACATCCGGTCCACCAAAGTTAGTGTTTAAATCATTAATTAACTTTTGGTCGTTCTTTGGAAGTGATTCTTCAGATTTACCCCAACTCTCATCCGAACACCAATTGATATAAGCTTCCACCATTTGTTCATCATTTGGTTCGGTTACACCTTCAGGTAAGTAATCAGATACTCTTTTTCTTGGTTCACCATCTTTTGGTGGTAACAATAAATTTGGATTTGAGAATCTTTTTTGAACTTGAGATTTCCAATATTTCTCTGGGTCTGCTCCAGCCGATGCGTTCTTTAGGAGATTTACCGCTTGTGATGATTGGATTGTATTCCCAATACCCTCTTTTAAGAATTTAGCAGGAGTTGATGTTACATCATTCAATTTGTTTTCAGTTTCTTCAACTCTTCTACCATATGCACTTCTAGTTGTTTTTATAGTTTTTGCTTGCTCTGGTGTTAGTTTTTTATCTGATACTAATTTGTCTATACTTTTTTCACCTTGCTCTATTTCTGCCCCAAATGTAGACTGTGCAATCAATGCAGCGGTTGAATCTTTATCAGAATGGAATAACAAAGTAACTACACCATTACTATTGTTAACAATTACAGTTCCAGTATCAGATGGATTTTCTCCACCACCAGATGTAGCAATCAATTCCAATGCTTCCTCTTTTGATATTGGATTTCCTCGTTGGTCAACAATACCATTAGAATTTTCTACAACACCACCCATTGCTTTTAATCCTTTAGTATCACCAAAGAAGTTTAAAGTTTTGGTATTCTCCCATCCCAATCGTTCATTTGCTATTTCAACTTTTTTAGCTTTTCTTTTAGCTGAACGAACTGCTATTAATCTTTTTGAAATCAACTCATTTGAATCACCACTACCCTCATATTCTTTTGTATCATTAGAAGTAATTCTACCTGGTCTATTTTTTGATTTATTATTTTGTTGAGCTAACTCACCACCAGCTTCTAATTGGACTAAGTGATTATATGCTTGTTCTTCAGTTGCATTTGGATTATTTAAAAAGAATTCAGAAACTTTACAACTCATAATTTCATTATACATAGAACCAGCATTACCTGGAGCTGCTCCAGCTTTGAATCCATTTTGAATGAAATCACTTTGAGTTTTTGTATTTTCTTCTGAAATTTTATCTAATTTATTTTCTTCGGTTGGTTTATCTTCTTCTTTATCTATATCGGGTGCATCATAATTTTGTTGAAAGATTTTTGATTTTGATTCTTCACCACCTTCTCCATCTTCACCATTACCAATCTGAACATACTTACCAGTTTCAGTTTTGCTAAATTTAGGACCTGTAAATCCGTCTGGATTTGATTGCCATTTTTGGTAATCTCCAGATTTTACATAAGCAGGTGGTTGTCCACCAATACCTTTGTATTTTTTATCTTCATCAGATTTTGTTTCGGCTTCAAAAAGGGTTTGGAATAATTCACCTTTAATTTCCGATAATCCCAACTCATCCAATACTTCAGATAAGATAGTAAGGTGTTCTGATTTTTTCAGGTCTACAATACCTCCTTCCGTTCTATACGAAACTTCCGTTAATAAATCGTTTATAAATTCTTTAAAGTAATTCATACTTAAATCTTCCTATATCATATAAATATTAAAGTTTTGAGTAATCCGTTCCCCAACTAGCTTTTATAGGGAAACCATTACTCTCTACTATTTGTTTCAATTTTAGAGCGTGTTCTTTAGGAGTATCTAATGGATAAGAGAATAAGAATGAATCATAAGTATATAAGGTCAACTCAATATCGGTTTGTTGAATAAACTCCAACACTTTTTGGATTGTTTTCATATTCAACTCAGTTTCAGTTGCTTGTAATAAATAGTTGAATACTTTTTGAGGATTTGAATCTTCTATCGATGAGAGAGGTATATTTCGGTTGTAAGTCGATACATAACCCATTTCCGATGCCTTACTCCACATTACATCGATGTACTCTCTAACCTTCTTATAATAAGGAATAGAGTCGAACTCTTCGGGTATCCCACCATAAAGGAGTTGGAATGTGATTCCCTTAGATTCATCGTATGGAACTCCATATTGGTCCGCTAACCATTGGTGAACGGAAGTATTGGGTAAATCGTAATCAATCAACTTACCGATGATTCGGGGGTGATAGGCATCATAATCCATTTGTAGGAATATGTGCCCATCTTTGGGAATAAACACTTCTCTCGTACCATCCTTTTTATTTAAAGCAGAGAAGTTGATTCCCCCAAATCGGTTGGAAGGACGGGATGTAATGGTATATGGGTTATATTCGGTATATACGATATTGTTGTTTAAATGTTTAGTGGCTTGTGGATATCTATCAAAAAATTTTCTCCCATCGACCCGAACACCATATCGTTCAATCTGAGATAAAAGAGGAATCATCGTGTCATCAATCCAACTTTTAGGAGATAAATCGGGAGGAGGAATAGTACTACTTATATTATCAACAAATGATTTTAAGTACTCTCCCCACTTCATCAAAGGTGCTATCTTTCCCAAACCATCTCTTATACCCATTCGGGTATAATGTGATATAAATGGTTGATTTTGTACCTCATCGGGTATAGTTTGATTCTTTTCAAAGAAGTAATAATTGGATATATCAAAAATATTTTGTATATTTGTACCACTTTGTAATAAGCCCTTTTTATTCCACACCCATTTTGGTTGTGTAGATTTGGAAAGGTCTAAATGATGGGATTTCCCATCAATATGATTATATATGAGGATAAAGGTGGATTTTCCAATCATAACGAACAAAAACGCAAGTTCATTGTTCATCGGGTGTTTTTCTAAATCACACCATATGGGAACTACAATAGATGGTTCAGATTCCCATCTTTTGATAAATTCTTCCTTCTCTTTGTTAGACTCTACTACAATCATCCAACAAATATAAGAAAAATATTTTAATTATCCAAATTATTTCTTATGAAATTGTAAAAGGTTGGGAAGATATAGTTGAATATTTCTCATTGATTGAGATGCTATTCTTACAGATGCCGAATTTGATTTCTTTACTTCGGATGGACTTCCTTTAATTCTCCAATCTAATGAAACTACATTATAAAATGAATTAGTAGAAAACTTAGAGGTAGATTTTTTTCTAATTTCGTATATTACGGAAGATGGGTCATTTGATTTTTGAATAAAGTATCTAGTAATATATCCTCGATTATAATCAATATCAATTGGTTTAGGTATATATGCTACTATGTTTGTCTGATTAAACTCAGAACCCAAATGAGCTATTTCCTTATATCTATCTATATTCATAATTATTTATTATTTCTATATCCACCACTTACTTCGGTTGTCCACATCATACCCTCAATACTATGTTTAACACTTAATACTTGAAAAAATCCATCATTATATACAGATGGTACTCCATTTACTTTAAACATATCACCTCTTCTTATACCACTAACACCATGAACCTTAAAAGTGAAGTTAATTGGCATTAAAGGAGTTGCGGATGAAGCATCTTCATCATTTCCTGTTTTTAGTGCGGTAAATATACCAGCATCTTTATAAGCCCCCAAATAACACAAATCATAAAGGTCTTGACTCATACTAGATTTATCATTTATTTCAACCTTTGGATAAAAACGAGCTTTACCTAACATAATATTTAAATTAGCTTCTGCTATATCTTTTTTATCTTGCTCAGTTTGAGTCTTAGGGTCGTTTTTGTTTGTATTTTTTCTTTTTAATTTTACACCTAATTGGTCATTAAGTACATTCCCTTTAGAAAATAATGATACTTTTTTAGAATCACCATTTAAATCTGCTCCTAATTTTGAACCTATAACTTGATTCATTTTAGCACCACTAATATCCAAATCTAAACTAGCATCAATAAATACCGAATCTGCTCCTATCATTTCAAATGTATATGCAGGAGTTTGTTTTCCATTCGATATAAGATTCATTTCAAATATTTTTAATTTGTTTACTTTTTTCTTGCCAGATGTTACTTCTGATTCTTGTATTTGAAAATCCCACATACCATTTACAGCTGATGATATTCCATTTAAAATTTGATAAAGAGCATCTTTTAGATAAAATTGTTTAGTATCTAATATACCTTTAAAAAAATCAAAGTTAACATACAAATCTTTTAAGTATCCCCATTGATTAGGGTCTTTGGTCACTACCTTTCCTCCATCCGAAGGTGTAAATGAATAATTGTTTGGGTTTGGAAATTTAATTTTATTAAGTGGTGAATTGTTTACTGTACCGGCATTTCTAATTTCTTCAATTGATGGTAATCCTTTATCAGCACTAATAGCAGCTAAATTAAATTTAGGTGATTGTGGATTTGGTATAAATAATTTAGATGGGTCAGTACTATATATTTTTTCAAACGCTAAACATGCAGTATCTTTATAATCAATTTCAAAAGTTATTTCAGTACCATCAGGTAAAGTATAACCAGAAATACCAATTTCATATATGATATCCATCATACCATCAAATCGTATAAATCTTTCATCTCCAGTTATTTTTGTACCCGTTGGAAATTTGACTTTTTTTCCATCAATTGTCATTTTTCCTTGTGTAACTTCCCAACCAAGACCAGGAATAGTAAATCCATCAGATTCATCATTTAATTCTTCAATAACCTCATCATCAAAATTTATTAAATAAGTATCATCTGCTGCAAACTTACTTCGTAATCCCTTTACTGCTAAAGTTTGTCTTGTTTGTGGTAATTCATTAAACATTTTCATAAAACGTTCATCACCCAAACTACTATTTTTAGAATCAATAAAATTTAAACCAAATGGTTCAGCTGATGTTAATTTTTTTGATTCGTTTAGTTTTTGTTCACCGGTTTCGGTAGTAAGTAAATATGTTGGTAATTCCGTATATCCTGTACAATTTACATTTATTGTCCATTTATCACCATCTAAAGAAACACCACCACCAGTTGAAAATCCCAAGTAATTATCATATTCACCACCAGTATTACTCCTTACATTATTAGTATTTGATGAATTTTGAAATTTAGATATTGCAGATGCATTTAATGGTGTTAATCCACTAACACCATTTGATGTATTCCAGCCCCATTCTATAAACACACTCATACCAGGTTCTAAAAAGTATCTAGTTAACACTTCCATTTGTTCTTTAGTAAAACAAGTTATAGAAAAACTTGCTTTTCTACTCAAATTACCAGAACCCTCATCCACTTCTAATGAGGTTACAATTGGAGAAGGTCTATAACCTTGTCCAGCAGAGGGATTTATATCAGCACCACCCCAAGTTGTACCTATTCTACCAGCTTGTGTAGATGAACCATATGTTCTACCAGCTGCTCTAAACAAATTATTATCTGGATTTGAATCTAAAACTAATCCACCCCCACCACCAGAAACCAATCTTACAAATGGATTTAGTTTTGATAATAATTCAGTATTGCCTACTCTTTTTAATAAAGTACTTCTAACAAAATCCTGAATATTTGAGAAATTCGGAAATGACATATAACTTATTTTTTAAATTGATTGTTTATCTCTATAAAGTTTTGTGGTATTCTTAAAATCGTACCATCTTTTAAACCAAATGGTGCATTGTGAATGTTATTGGCAGCTGCGATAATCCACCAAAGGGATGCATCACCATAATAGTGATAAGCAATTGTATCCAATCTATCACCAGTCTCAGATGCTACTATAATATCATCATCTCTCAATGGTATTTGAGGATATATTTTAGAACGATATACTATTCTACCATCTCCTATTTTTTTAACTTCGTTATTTTGATATCTACTTGCCATAGTTTATTATGTTTGTGATGTAAATGTATAAAGTTTTCTATTACCATCTTCAGTACCAGTTTCTTTTCTATTTTCAACAAATTTAATGGTAATAGCCACATCAACAATTGTAGGTAATCTATAACCAGTCATATCTATTTCATTATTTTGTGGGTTTTGGGGTATTCCGTTTGGTTTACCATATAATAGTTGACTTGTAATTTGAGCTGTATTATTTAAATGAGTATTTTCCTCACTCATCACTTGCCAAGGTGTAGTATCATCAATAGTATATGAAAGAGATTCTATAAAACCTGCCTTTTTATTATACATATCACCCAATGTAAACATTATAAGTGGTGATTTTATAGCGGAGTTTCCATAATAATCAGCTGGATAAGTTAATCCAGATAAAAAGTTAAGTTTATCCCAAGCCTTTTTATGTTCTGCTGCGTTTAAAGAATATGTTTTAAAATTAAAAGAAACACTTCGTTCTATTCCATCGTATGTATAATAACTAAATGGGTTTCCAATAAATTTTTGTCCACTCCAAGAGGGAGAAAAGGTTTCAGTTAATCCACTAATAGTTGCTCTAAAATTTGCTGAACGTAATGCTCCACTAACTGTACCTAATGAAGTAAATTTAAGAGTTACGAAATCTAATGCATCTAATTCATCATCACCCTCACCAGCATACACACCACTCATATTTACTTTATCACTAATGGTGTACATTCCTCTTTTTGTTTCTAAGAAGTTTTCCGTAGATACATCTTTATAATTTGGGTTTTTAGTTACATTTGAAAATTTACTTGCTCTTTCAGGTTCAGCACTAAATTTAATAGTTGGTACATTTTCAACTTCTTGTTTATAAGATAAATCATTTTTATCATTACCTTCTTTGATGATAGTTTTACTATACCTATTTCCCTTTTTATCTTCTTTTAATCTTTGAGCACCAGTAGTTGGTTCTAACGAACCATAATTAAATCCAAATTTACCCCAATTTCTTAAACTTTTATCAGTATATAAAGTTGGAAATTCGTTAGATGGGGTTGGTGTAATTCCACTTGGTATTCTACCCGTTGCTAATCCCAAAGAACTACCACCTCTACTTCCAAATAGTTTTTTACCTAATTCTTGCTTACCAGCACTTATAGCACCACCCACTAAATTTCTACCAATAGCATCTGGTGTACCACCTCCAGCATTTTCACCAATAAATCCTAAAAGTTTTCCTGCAGCTGTTCCTTCTGCTGATTTTAAAATCTTTTGTAATTGGCTCATTCTTTTTTGAGTTTCACCAATTCTTTCACTTTCCAATCCATTTACTACAAATGTTGGAATTGCTTTGGTTGGTAATCCTAATGCACTTTTTACACTTGATGCCGCACTTCCTATCTTAGCCATTAAACCAGTAGCACCTGTTATTTCTCCAGATGTCTCTGCTTTCATTTTTGAAATCGAATCGGTTGTTCTTAAAGTTATTCTTGGTGTATCCGAACCATATATCATAGGTATCGAACCAAATCTAATAACTCTTAAACCAGTTACTTCTTGTTCTACTAAAGATTCATCAGTTCTAATTCCTAACAACTTTCTAGCACCCCTAGCCAATAACATACCAGTTACATTCACTAATGGATTTGATGAAGATATTCGTATATCCTTACTATCTCTAATAGCATAAGCTTCCTCAGCAGTTTTTCCGCCCTGAGAGGGTAATTGTTTACTTTTAAATAATTCTTCTAATGTTGGCATAATATATTATGTTGCGTAAGAATTACTTCCCACTCTACTTACTACTCTTGAAACTCCAGCAGTTACTTTCTGCCCATCTAAGTAAACTGCAACTTTACCATTGTTTAAATCTTCTCTCAATCCTCTAATTTCAGTTATTAAATCAGAATCAGAACCTCCACCTTCATCTCCACCAAATCCTAATAGAGAACCAACTCCCATTGCGATTGTTCCAACAGCAGCAACTGCCATCAGACCTGGTAGAGCAGCAATACCAGCTACACCAACCAGTGTTAATGCACCAGCTAATCCAACCAATGCCAATGCTAATGCGGCAATAGGTGCGATATATTGGAACATGCCACCTAAAACATCTTTAACTTGAGATATAAGTGATACCACACTTCCCATCGAACCTCCAATTGCTTGGAATCCAGCTGCTGCAACTAATAAACCAGCACCCAATACCATCATAGATACACCCAATCCAGCTAATGCAGCTAATCCAGCACCAAATATAAATGCCCCTACACCAGTCATCATTAATGCACCAAGTCCGAACACAGCTGCTGAGAATACTACCAATCCTGCCGCTGCTGCCATTACTGAACCAATATCCAATCCAGCAATTAAACTCATTGAGAATGCGAATGGAATAAGTGCAGCTCCTAAAATAGCCACAGCAATTGCACCCTTAATCATTTCACCTTGAGCTTTTCCTAACACATAAGCAATTGCAGCTAAACCAACTAAACTAGCTAATCCCATCCCAACAGCAGGCCATGTTACTGAACCGAATTCTTGGAATGCTTTAGCAGCAACGAATAATGCAGCTGCTAGAATAAGGATAGCAGCAGCACCTTTTAGTAAATTACTAGCTTTAGGTCCTTTACTACCTGCGGTTTTATTTAAATTATCACTAACTGAAGTTTCTGGTACTTTTGGTGTTTTAGCTGCTAACATATCTTTGGCTTTCTTACCCCCAAATCCAGCTGCTATTTGTTTATCTGATAAGTTCTTTCTTGCTTTTGATAATGCATCTTTACCCAATAATCCTTTAAGTTTTCCGGTTAACCCACCCATTCCTTTCATGGATTTTAAACCATCCTTTAAATTGAATCCCATCTGCCCAGCAGCAACTGCCACACTACCTAAACCTTGTACACCACTCAAAATTTGCGAACCAAATGCTTTAGCAGTGTTTGTTAATTTATCATAAGTAGATAAGGTTATCTGGCCGTTTTTATCCAATTTATCAGCATTATCAGCCATCTTTTGGAATTCTTCCACCGATACGCCTAATAGTGCTGCGGTTTGTTTCTTTTGGAAATAATCCATTTTATTGAATTCCTCAATACCACCCAATGCGGAAAGTGTTTCTCTTACTGAACCACCTATATCTCCTTCGTATGCTAATGCTCTGGCTCTATCTAAGTTGATATTCTTACCTAACATTGCACCTAATTCTAATTCGGCGTTTATCGATGATTCAAAATCTAATAGGTTATCGGTGATACCACTAAGGGTTTTCATACTAACACCTAACTTACCAGCAGCAACAGCAGCTTCAGCTATATTCGTACCACCAGCCTTACCATAGAGTGCAAACTCTTCAGCAGATGCGGCTACATCAGCCATTACATCGGCAGGAACTAATCCATTTTGTTGTGCTAAATTCTGGGTTTGTTGAATTAAGTTTTGTGCAGTTTCGGCAGAACCATCATTTAAACGAGCAAACGAACCTGTTAAAGATGCCGCTTCACCAGCACTAATACCTAAGTTCTTAGCTATTACGTTAGTTCTGAATTGTGTTTTTAATGATACATCACTTAATCCACCAAATTCTTTTGAAAGAGATTTAGTAACACCAACTGCGTCTGGGAACACTGTCCCAAATAATGTGGTTGCTATATTAGAGGTAGAAGTTAGAGAACCACCCAATTCATATGAAGTTTTCAATAATTTTTTACCAGCAACACCAGCACCAATTAAAGCACTACCTAATACTCCACCAACAGTTGATGTAAGTAATGATGCAGTTTCTAATATTCCACCAATGGTATCTTTTATACCATCATATACTTCTAATTGTTTATTTAAGAATTTTTTCTGTTTTTCAGTCAATCCAGACATTTTGAGGGCAACATCTCTTTGTTGTTCTAAATTATTTAGAATCTCTTCACTAACAGTTCCTTTTTTCCTTAAAGCTGCAATTTGTTCATTTATAGATTTTTCTTGAAGTTCTCGTGCAACAGAATCTTCAGCTGACATTGATAACAAATCCTGATTCAATGATGCAATTGAATTTATCGCATCTTGCGTAGGCCCTTTAAGACCTTGTTGTATTTTTAACCTATCTCTATCTAAATTAACTAAAGATGCTTGAATACCAGTTAATCCTTTTAGTTTTGATTCTTGTTGAATTAAACTATCTACTACAATTTTGTGATTGGCTTGTATTTCTTTTATTTGTTCATTTATCTCTTTTAATTTTGCTAGCTGGGCTTTATATTCCGGAAGTTTTTTTGCATCAATGCGCCCTTCAGCAGTTTTACCCGCTAAAAGTTCATCAAGATAAGCTTTTGACTCTCTTCTTAGTTGTTGTAAAATTTGTAATTCGTCTCTGCTAGCCATACTGAGATATTATTATGAATAGTACTTTAAATCATCTTCTAGCTCTTTAGCTAGTTTATCGATTTGTTTCATTTTTTTAATAATAGGAGATGGAACTTTTTTGTTCTTTTCGGCTTGTTTTAATGCTTTATTAACTGCATTAGTTTTCAAACCATCAAAAAATGCATCAGAGAATTTTTTGGCTGCCCCAAATAATCCTTCGTTTGTTTTTTCTTTTGACATAGGTAATCTCTTTATAGTTTTATACATCTATAAATATTGGATAAAAAAAAAGTAAGGATTATTTCCTAACCCTTACTTTTGATTTACGTTCTGCTTTTTTGTATTCGTCTGCTTCCTTCTTTTTTAAATCGACCAATTTCTTAAAGTAAAACTTTCTCCATTGGATTGGCATGAAGTAAACATCTCTCCAAGTAAATCCATTACCAAAGTTAACCAACTCCCAAATTTGGTTATGAAGTTGGATACTATAATCATTCGGAAGGGTAAAAAAACGATACCCCAAACGGGATATCGAGTGCCTCCTCTTCACCCGTCAACTCTGAAACAAAGTTGAATGTTAAATCCATATCAGGACTTAACTCTCTAACAAATTTTCTGAATGCTTTTGTATCTAATGCTAAGAATGAATTTTGAACCCACTTAGTAATATATCCTCTATCTTGATTACCATCTACCGATTGAATCATATATTTCAAACGAGTAGTTACATCGAATGAAGTATCACCTTTACCTTTGTACAATCTAACCAATGCTTGATTTTCTTTTGTGATTTCAATTTCATCACCATGTGTAAGAAGTTTAAATTCTAATTCAGTTCCACTTTTAGGTAAAGTAAATTTATACAAATTATCACCATTTAAGATTTTTTCATCAAAATCTTTGGTTTTTACTTTAGATAAATCAATAGTTACTGTTTGTGGTTCTAATGTAGATGGGTCAGTTACTTCTACTTTATAATCAGCACCATAACCCATTACTCTGGTTGCTAAAAGAATAGCGTTTTTATCACCAATAAAGATATCATTGATATCAACATCTGGCTCTACTACTACTGATTCAAATAGTTTATCTAAAACTACCCCCTTTTTAATTAGAGATTGTGATGCAAGAATATCTTCTTCTCTTGCTGTCATATATTTAATCTCAATGTTTCCTTTTCTTAAAGGATGTCCTTCTGGATAAACTAATCCCTTTGATGGTAAATCCACTACCTCAGTTGGGAAATCAAATTTATTTTCGCTCATAATTAACCTTTATTTGTTTGTATATATAAGTATATCAAAATAAAAAAGTTGTAAAACGAAAAAAGGTTCTCACTAAGAGAACCTTCTTCAATTTATAGATAGTAGTGGATAATATCTTAAAATTCTAATATTGCGTAATCATACGAAAGCGTTAATTCAATATCGGCAGGGTCATTAGATGAGAAATCTAAATCATTGAAATTAGCTGCTTGAATGAATGCACCTTTTAGTTTCCATTGTTCAATTTTATCACCAACAGGTCCTAACATATAGAAATCGATATCTTTTTTGTAGAAATCTGCGTATCCTTTTCTACCAGTTAAAGATTCATATCCTAATCTCACCCATTCCATCACTTGTTGTGCTCCACTTGGAACGATTGGGTCATATAATGTGATTGTGATATCTTGCCACTCACCCTTACCTTGTAATTTTCTATAAGTGTTAATGTGGTCTAACTTCACAGTTTCGAAATTGATAGATGGTCTCGCTGCTGTTTTAATTAAGTATGATTGAATACCATCAATCTCCATAATATAGCGATTCTTCATCTTCGGTTCGAAGTTGGTGAAGAACATTTCGTTAAATTCTAATACTTCTGCCATTTTTTTATTTCCCTTTTATACTAATAAATATTAGTTATTCATTTTTTTGTTTTATGCTGAGAACGATGCTCCCGTTGGTAAGATGTTGAAATCAATTACAATGAATTCAGCGGTCTTAGCAGGTTGTAGGAATATCTGTCCAGCTAAAATGTTTCTATCAACCACATCAGGTGTGTTGTTAGTCTCATCCATAACTACTTTAAATGCGTACAGTCCTTGTCTTTGTTGGATACCTTCTAAGTAAGGTTGTACAGTGTTGATAAATCTACCTCTAGTCGATGCCGTATTTTGTTCGAATACTAAGAATCGAGATGTAGATGCTACAAATTTCTTAACATTGATTAATAATCTTCTAACATTGATTCTATCTAATGCTGATGCTCTATCTTGCAATGTTTTCTGTCCGAATGCCACAATACCTTGTCCAGGGAATGCTGCGATTGGGTTTACTTTGTTTTCATATAAAGTATCTCTTTCAGAATGAGTTAATCTATTCAATACTGATGCTGCTCCTATGATACCACCTCTATTTAAACCAGCAGGTGCGAACCATTCAGCTGCGATAGCGTCATTTGCTGCGTACACAGCAGGTAATAATACTGAAGGTGGAACACTTACTAATTTATTAGTGTTTGTATCTACTGTCTTAACCCAAGGATAGTAAGTTCCAACATAGTTAGAATCTACTGCGTTTGCCTGAGTTGTTACATCAGAAATTGTTGAACTAGCATCAGCGAAATCAGCGATGTAAAATGCATCTGCTCTAGCTTCAACAACATCAATTGCCTTACTAACAACTGCTGGGTGTAATGTTCTTACAACACCAGGAGTTACTAACATATTGATATCCCACTCATCAGCGTTTGAAATTGCGTTCAAACCTTTAGAGTATGATAGGTAACCACCAGCCGTAGTTGATGATAAATCAAGTCCTTGCGAATTACCAGCACTCATATCAGAACCTAAGTTGATATTAGTTGCAGGTGATTGTCCATCAAATCCACCTTGGAATGCAATTGAAAATTGTCTCTTCACCATATCAGATGAATCAGAACCACTCATTACATAAGAAAGTTGAGAATCGAATCCGAAATCAACATTCGAACCAACTCCTACACTTTCAGGTAAAGGTTTGATATAATTGTTGTTATCATATTTTACACCAACTGTTTCGAAATCGAAACCAGCAAAATATGTTGGGTTACCAGCAGTATTTACTACTGAACCGGTTTGGTAAACAACTGCTGGAACGATAGTTTCATCGGTTGCTTTAATTGGGTTAGAGTATGCTCCATGTCCGAATGGTGCAGCAGATACAGGATATGAACCCTGAGCTGCTACTTGTACTCTAATATATTTTGAATTGTTTACCCAATCACCATTTTCAGTAATCTTACCATTTGAATCGATAGTTAAATATCTATCACCGATTCTTCTAGCGATAAAGTTTGGTGATGCTGGGTCTAAGTTTACATTACTAAATGTTTCTAATACAACAGGTCTTTTATCCGTATCAGAGAATGAACGAATAATTACTGTGAATACTGAATAATCAGTACCTCCATCTTCACCGGCAGCTTTCACATTGGAGATTGAAATTTTGAATCTGGAGTTTTCATTTGTTCCATATCCTAATGTATGGAATTTAAATAAATCACTTCTTACACCTGAGATTAGTTGTGATTTAACAAATGGTGTAGATGCCCAACTTGCTTCATAAGTAAAGTTTTGAGTTGGAAGTACTTCAGCAGTAACTGCCTCACCATTAGCAACTTCTAAGTTAATACTATTTACTGCATTTTTAAAGTAAGAATACACATAAGCTTCTTTAGAACCTAATGGGTCAGAACCAAATACATCAGTTACATCATTACCAGCTGATGATAATAGTGAAGATGATATGTTACTTAATCCACTACCACTTACCACAAATGAACCAGATGTAGTTAATGATGGGGATACAGTAAAAGGACCAAATCCTACTTCGTCATCACCATTTACAGTATTATGTAATGTTGCAATAAGTGTTTGACTACCATCAGAACCACTAGCTACTAAACCAACAGGTGTTACTTGAGAATAACCAGCATCAGCGCCAGTTTTACCCAAAACTCTAACAACTGTTGCTGTTCCAGCTTCTCTAAGATAGTTTTGTACTGCGTACTCTGTATAATAAGTTCCATCAGGTGTTCCGAACTTATCTTCAAATTCTGATTGTGTTCTTACAATCGTTGGAACAAACGCTGGTCCTTGTTTAAAAGGTCCTACAAACGCTGCTCCGATTTCTCCTACTCCCTGCGCTAAGAACGAAAGGTCATTTTCTCTCGTAAATACTCCAGGTGATACTATTCTTTCTGCCATAATTTTATTTCTCCAATAAGTTTATTTTGATAAATAAATCAAATACACATATAAATATAACGAAAATCTCCAAAAGATAAATTTCATTTCTATTAACCACATACAATCAAACTTAAATTGTACATAGGTTATTATGAATTTAAGATTTTAACTACACATTCACAATAACATCACCAAAAACTTCTTTTAGTTCTGTTTTTAATAATGGATATGCAAAATCATAAATAGATGAGCCGGTTAATGCATTAGTTGTGATTACATCTGCTGTATATTCTTCACTACCACTAACATTTACAGTATCGTATGTCCAAGAAGATTGAGTAATCATATTCTCAGGGTCTTCTGGGTCTGGAACCATTTGTTCTACAGATGAAGATACAGTTTCTACTCTTAAAAATTCTCTACTTCTAACTTGAGATTCTGTTAAATGAAAACTATACACCTCTTTTACCTCATAACTCTTTGCTTCCCATTCTTCAACTAACATAGCAGGTGAATGTTCATCAAATAAATCTCTAGAAGCACTAGAAGCAGCTCCTTCATTTAGATATAATGTGGGATATACTCTTAATGTACCATTTGATTTTCTAAATTCAAAAGATTCTATTCTTACATATCCTTCAGAAGTGATACCTCTACTTGTACCTATTTGTTTTTGTATTTCTAAAGCCATTTTGTTTTTTTTACTTTATGTTTATAAATATAACTATATTAGTAAAAAGATTAACCTTTATTAATTAATTGTTTTACTAATTTTTTTAATTCTTCAATTTCAGATTGTTGTTTTTCAATAATACCTTCTAATTCTTTCATTTTGGTGTTGTTCCAACTTACAATCTTATGCTGGTCTTTAATACCTTCAATTACTAAAGGAATTAATCTATCGTATTTTATTGTTAAGTAATCTTCACCAGATTTAGAATATAGATTTCCATTTTCATCGTAATCGGAATCAAATGGTGCTAAGTGAACAACCTCAGGTACAACATCTCTAACCTGTTGTGCTGATAAACCTACTTGTAATCCTTCTTCGGTAAATCCAACTTTTTTTGCTAAATCATTAGTTTCGTAGTAGAAACCATCTAATGAAAGAATCTTAGAAAGTGCATTTCCAATTTTACCTTTCTTATCTTTTAATCTTTCATCTGAGTAGTATGCTATAATATCTTGCGTACATCTAAATACTCGAGTAGCGTAGATTTGTGAGTTGTTTACCTCTAATCTTTCCGAACCACCAGTTACAACTCTCCATTGGTCAGATGCATGGAACTGCATATATGTATTGGTATCACCTCTATGCCTAATTTGCGAATTGATATCAATCCGATTCAGTTGAGATGTCCCATTCGGGTCTACATAGTAATTACCATCATTTCTATCATAGTAGATAGCACCATATACTCTATTGTAGAAGTATGCTATTGCATTTCCATTTTCCCGTCCAATATATGCTACGTTCATAGAATTACCAGCACCATTATCATGTATTCTTAGATAAGAGTTAGTATTATTATTGTTACTATCTAATCTAATATTAACATCATTAAATGAGTTTAATGACATTGAATCACTAAAGTTACCATTGATATCAGTAGATGCTAATCCGTGATAGTAGTAGTAATCGTATTGAGCGTTCCAGTCAAAGGACATATATGCAATTTTATGCATAGACGATGAATAAGTCCCATAACCCTGTGCTCTACCCTTATTTGTATCTGAACCAAAGTATGAAGTATTGGTTACGGTTGCATTAAATCTAGAAGTAGAATTAAAGTTACCATAGTATCCAGTATCGTGGTCATAGTAAACTTGTGCTCTTACTTGGTCTCTTACATAGATACCATAAGAATCGGTATTCATTTGTCTAGCACCATTCCACATTAGTTCGGTACTACCATTTCTATTGAAATAAGCCATCCACTCGTTATCAATATCGTTGAAGATACCAGCACCAGAAGAATCAGCAGACATGAATACATATCTACCATTGATTGAGTATCCTTCCCAACCACCTTTACCTCCACCATGAGTTTGAACAGTACCATAGTTTCCATCTACACCACCTTGCCCAGCTCTGAAGGTAACTTCATTATTGTCTCTAAGTTCTACATACGAATCTCTAACTACTCTTACTGCCCAGTTTCCATCAGAATCTAAGATACCAATAGTATTGTTATCTTCTGCGTAGAAATAACCTCTAATAGTACCTTGGTGTCCATCTCTAATTCTAATACCTTTAGCGTTATCACTTTCACCAATACTCCAATATGTACCATCTGCATACCAATGGTTAGCAGTTGCTTGGTTGTATAAACCTTCATATTGATTATAGTTTCTGAACCAATCATCAGCGTAGAAGTTCCACGCTCTAGCAGTATTCATACGAGCATCACCCTGTCCACTACCGAAGTAGTATGCAGTATTCTCTCTATCGTAAATGATATTAGTTCTAATATCGTTGAAGTACGATGTTTGACCAGGGTTAGCGTAATATGAGGTATTATCTCTATCATAGTAGATATTTGCCCTCATATCGTTGAAGTACGATGTAGAAGCAGGGTCTGCGTAATATGATGTACTGTTTTGGTCATAGTAACGAGGAGAGTAAGTTACATCATAGTTGTACATCCAACCATCCACTCTCAAATTCAAGTTACCACTATCCGAACTCATTCTGAATTCATCAGTACCCGTTCCGATAAAGTCAATACCAGTTCTACTATCCCAATGTGTGTTGGTTCTAAATCTTACCGTACCTCCACCATATGCGGGCATTATAATTTGAGATGCGTTATTAAATGTTAAACCATTACCATCATTTGCTCTATTACCAGTTAATGTTTCAATAGATGGTTCGTTACCATTAATTTCATATACACCAGGTCCCCACCATTTTAATTGTGCAGCAGGATTTGTTGAATAATATAAATAAGTTCTATGAGTTTGGTTTCTCGTACCAGTGTACCTCATTTTATAATCAGTACAACCCCGAATTTTTTCACCAGTATCCAATCTCCAAACACCACCTTTTCCACTACTACTAGTAGATGGGTGATTGTTTGCATGTACTATACCAACTACTAAACACCAAACATCTTGTGGTAATCCACTAATTCCAAATGCCGTAAAATATGGGTTACCATTAGCTGAACCACTCATATTAAGTGTTTCTCCACCACTACAACCTAAATAGAATGTACCAGATGTATTTGAACCAACACGCTTCACATATGTTACCCACATATATGATTTGTTACCATCTAAGTTTGATACAGTTTTGTTCCAACCACCATCGGAGTTCGAACCAGCATCATTATTTAATGCTCTCCAAACAATAGCCGGTCTACCCCAAGGGTCATAATCTTGTATGATTGAGTTTTCATTGGATGCTCCATTGTTTGAGAATGTTCCACCCAATGCAGCTGCACCATTACCAGTTGAACTTACTGCCCAATCTTCAGCGGTTGCTAAGTTAGTAAATGAACCAACATGATGGTTACGAGAGTTAATTGCTTTCTGTCCACCAACTCTTAGGTTGTAAGTAACTTCAACGTCTTGAGAACTTCTACCAACTGAGAATAACATTGTTGATAAATCTTCATTGTTGTACATTCTGATACCACCATAACCAGGTTGTGCACCCATACGGATACCAGTATGCCATCTTAAATCTAACTTAGTGTAGTTACCACCATAGTTTTCTAAATTTGTACCAATATAGTAGTTAGCATTTGCATCTGAGTTACCACCACCAAAATGTAATCTCGTAGAACCTACTGAGTTATATGCGTTGTAGTCAAATCTACCACCAATTACAACTCTATTGATGAATTCAGCTGCGTACATACGAGAAGTAGAACCACCATGCCAATAATATCCAGTTGCTCCTCTATCATAAAGAATGTTTACTCTAACATCATTTAAGTAAGAAGTAGAAGCAGGGTCTAAGTAGTAAGATGTATTGGTATCATAGAATCTTGATGCAAAAATATTTCCATTTACATAAACACCATCTGAACGAGTGTAGATTTTCTCAGCACCATCGTAATACATTGATGTTTGTACATTAGTTGTTCTAACTGCCCATTGTCCATCCCGATTTAATAAACCGAAGTTTGCACCATCACCATCACCATACACATATCCATATTGTGTACCATTTCCATCTCTGAATCGAATACCAGTTGGTCCGTTTGTATCATCGGCTTGGAAATTTAGGTAATTGTTATTAGAATCATCATAGAATCTAACACCAGCGTTAAAGTGTAATTGGTTTACATAGTTGATATCATAGTTGTTCATATGGAAATGACGATACCAATAAACATATCCATTGTTATTGGTAATGTATCTCATCATTAAGGTATCTGAGTTGTTGTTTCTCATATACCAAGAGAAAGTGTATCCACTATCCCAATACCAATGTGCACCATATGAAATAGCATGATAACCACCCTCACCAAAGTATAAGTGAGAATCACCACTATCAGTAGCACCCACATATAACATATCGTTGATGTGAGTTCTATCATCGTTACCATTACCTATTCGGTTTCGGTTACCATTTACATATAAGTTGTTTTGTACAGTAGTTGTACCATTGTTTACTTCTAATCTTTCACCACCACCAGTTACAACTCTCCATTGGTCATTTGCATGGAATTGGATGTAAGTATTGGTATCTGAATCGTGGTAAATCCGGTCATTTAAGAAGATATCCTCTACATCGTAGATTCTACCATTATCCATATATAAATCAGTACGGATAATAACCGAACCATTTACATCTAATCGTTGTGAAGCAGTATCATGCCCAATACCCACATTACCACCACTAGCACAAACCATATAAATGTTTTGATTTGCTGAGTGGTTTAAGTGAAGTGGTCTATTATAAGAGTAAATCTGGTCATAGTTAATTCTTAAACCATCACTTACACCAGAAGTATCAAACTGTACCCAATCTAATCTACTACTATTTCCTCTAAATTTAAGTATATCTTCTGGCCCATCATATTCGATTACAGGTCCACCATAACCATATTGGTGGAATTGAATTTGTGGATGACGTGAATTTGTACCACCATTACCACTTTGAATTTGAATTGCAGTTGAGAATGTTGCAGAAGGTCTATTAAAGTATCCACTATCTCCACCCCAATGCGGTTGTCCAGCTGGAGCTGAATAATATGATGAGTAATCATTTGCGTAGTAATCGTATTCATCGGTGTAACCACCTTTAACAAATAAACCACCATCAACTACTAATTTCGATGCATCCCGTGCATCACCACTATGCCATTTACCTAATCTCCAACCACTATTCTCATCATTGTTATTTGATACCGCAAAAGTAATACCCCTATCATAACTAGCATCAGAATACATAGTTGTAATTAAAAGGTCATGTGCGTAATTCGCATCAGCTGCTAAACCAGATGCTTGTGATTTTTGGTTAGCCGTTCCAGTAAACCAAGTACCATTACCCGCTCCAATCCAGAACATTTGATGTCCTTGGAAGTGTAGGTTTGTTTGTGCATATTGTCCAACTGCATCCCAATTGTTTGATACACCTAAGATGTGGTATTTTGAATCCATATCTAATGTACCCGTACCAACAACATTACCAGTTACACTAATACCCGTATTGGTAGTTTCTAATTTACCAGCACCATTAAAATGTAATCGAACATATGAGTTTCTATACATTAAGATAGCCCACTCATTTTCGTAATCGTTGTAGATACCAGCTGCATTTGAATGGTCGTGCATAAACACCCAACCACCATTGATTGAGTATCCACCCCAACCACCTCTAGTAGTCCGAGTTTGGACAGTACCATAGTTACCACTTACAGTATCTCTACCAATTCTAAATTCTTCAGTTGTACCATCGGTATAGAACTGAGTACCATAATCATTTTGGTGTCTGATTGCCCAACTTCCACCAGCATCTAAAATACCAATTTGATTAGAACTATTTGCGTAGAAAGAACCTCTTTCGGAACTTCCATTAGTTTTCATTCTAATTCTTATAGAAGATGCTGAATCTCTAGCAGTCCAAGATGCATCTGCATCTGAAACCCAATGTGCTCCAGTTGCTTGGTTATATAAACCTTCACCACTTTGGTTGTTTCTAAACCAACCATTGTTATAAATTTCGTTAAATGTTACACTATCCGTTGTACGAACATATTGGTTCATATTTGCAGCGTATGGATAGTTTGTAGAATCTAAAATTCTTCTCCAACCAGAATAGTTATCGTTATTCCATTGAGTTTTGTATGCTAAATCACCAGTATGTGCTGCGTATAATTGGAATGAATGATTTGCACCTCTCAAACTAAGAACACCACCATAAGTGTACACACCAGTTGGATGATTTGAGAATCCAGAGGCCAAGTTATTGACCTGAATATAATTCATCTCACCAGCAGAGTTTGTCCAATCTTGGAAATTACCACTACCTACTGCACCACCATAGTTAAATACATTCCAAGCACCAACCGAAGTAGATGTGAATCTAACTCTCGGTACTGCAATCTGTCCACTATTTGCGGTTGGGAATACTTCAGAATCCGGTGTGAAATCTGAGATATTAGTTGCGCCAGGTGATTTGTTAATGTAAGCTTGTCCGCCTGATGGAGTATTATCGGTATATTGTACTGTCTTATTGGTTTTAATCATTACATCAACCTGTCCGTAGTATCTAACATCTACATAAACAGGAACATATCTGATATCACCACTAATAGTTACTGGTGAACCGATTCTCACCTGCATTCTATTATCAGCCCAAACTCTACTATCGGTTAGATATACTTGCCAAGCATTATAGTATCCCCACCAAACAGTATAAGTTTTTCTATCACCTCTACCATAGTAATCTTCATGTAATTCTACTTCGAATGTACCAGCATCGTTCCAATCGTTGTAATCCATTGCTAATCTAGCAATTTCAAATGTACGAGCTTGCGTTCCACTAGCACCTAAATCACCAATTGAAACATAAGTAAACTTACCAATAGTGTAATCATCACCCAAATTAACCCCACCATTATAGGTAACATTACCATTAACAATTAAGTTATTTTGAATTGTTGTATTTGTATTATTTACTTCTAATCTTTCGCCACCGCCAGTTACAACTCTCCATTCGTTGGATGCATGGAATTGAATGTAAGTATCGGAATCACCTTCATGAATGATTTGGTCTACACCAACTATATCATTGTTGTTCATATCAAGTGTACCACCTGATATACTGAATCCATTACTTACATAACTTCTTTCCCAAGATGAGATTAATGCTCTTACCGTACCATCATTTCTTCTCAATCTCATATCAGGGTAACCATTACTACCTACCCAGAATCCAGATGAGTTATCGTTACCAACACCATTCGTTACAAAGACAAATGGCCATGTACTATTCCGAACTTCTCTAAGAGAAATAGCGTTATCAGCTACATTATTTAAATCCATATCAATAGCATGACTATTGATTTGTAGGTTAGTAGCTAATGTAGTAGTACTATTGTTTACTTCTAACCGTTCCGAACCACCAGTTACAACTCTAAATTGGTCTCCAGCGTGGAATTGGATGTAAGTATTAGTATCACCTTGACTAATAATAGCATTATCTAAATAAATGTTTTCAACAGTATTTAAATTACCATTTCCTAAGTTTAACCCAGCAAATGTTGGTGAATCGGTTGTACGAACATCTTGATTCATTCTGAACGCATATGGAATATTTCCATCGTGTCCGATTGTTCTCCAAGTTTGATATGTCCCAGCTTGCAATCTTCTAAATCTCATATCATCTGAGAAGAAACTGATTGCTAGTGTTGCACTATAATAAGTTGATGCGTTTCCGTGTCCTAATCTCATCCCATACCACCAATTGGTATCAGGATTAAGAGTTGAGTTATTGATTGTGTTCCAATATTGGAAACTATCTGATTCAGTACCAGTATTTGATGATAATCTTGTTGCTGCATCAATAGAACCATTGATTTCACCATTAACAGTCAATCCATTTAAGTTCGAAGTTCCTGCAGGATTTACATAATAATTATCATCATTCGAATCATAGTAAATTGGTGCATACATTGCTACACCAGCATCTACGATTTTAGCTGCATCAATCGAACCTAAGTAAAGAATCGAAGCGTTTTGGTCTTTATCACCATAGAAGGTAAACTGCCCACCATGTCCTTGTCCTCTGAATGTTGGATTAGCATCACTAAAGTTAATGTAAACATCAAATCCACTATCATTGATACCAATGTTAGAAGTATAAACACCACTAAATGTTGGAGTACTATTTGTTTTTACCGCTTGGTTTAAATAATCTGAGAATTGATACCCATCCCAAAGGTCAGCATCCAATCCAGAACCAGCACCATCAGAAAGTGAAGTCCAAACTTCTCTCCAACCGGGTGCATAACTACTACCTTGGTCGTTGTAAATGAATACTCTACCAGCAGAACCACCTGTATTTGGTGCAATTGCTAATGCTGTAATATTACCTCTTGTAGAATCTGATGAGTTATCAGTCCAAGTTATCCAAGAAGAACCTGCCGTTTCGGTAAACCTACCAGCATCAGTTAAGTTGTAATTTCCAGCATAACTCCAAGAAGTTTTGAATACCGAAGTATATGAATCAAATGCCCCATCACTTTCCATTTCGGAAATTACTTGAGCAGTTGTTATATTTGGATTTGAACCATTAGTAAATGCTCTTGTTCCTAATGAACGAATGTGGTCATATATAGCGTAGTAAGAACCATGTTGTCCATCCAATAAATCAGCATTAAGGTTTGATACTAATGTTGTAGATGAAACGGTCAAAGGAGCCGTTCCAGTTGCTTGTGATAAAGTTAATCTGTTAAATGTGGGTGAATCTGAACTTCTAACATTTTGGTTCATTAAATAAACCTCAGTTGCACCTTGTCCAGTATTAATTGTACCAATGTTTACTAAGTTACGAGATGTATCAATTACAGTTGTACCATTTAATTGATAACCATATGGTGCATTTACACCTGTATCATCTAAAATTTGGAACTGAATTCTATTACTTTGCTCCGGCTCAATAAAGTTTAAACCTTCTGGTGTAGCTTGGATAGCCATATCAGAACTTGCACCATCACCACCATCAGATGTACCATTAAAGTAAATTGTAGGTGTATTGTTTGATGATAATTGTAAGTTAGCAAATTTAGGAGTATCAGTTGTACGAACATTTTGGTTCATTAAATAAACCTCAGTATTCCCTTGTCCAGTATTTACTGTATTTGCAAAGAATGTACCATTTACATACATCGTATATGATGTATTTAATGTTCCCGTATTAAAACTAAAGTTACCACCATTTAATCCAAATACTGCTTTAGTACTACTCGCATCACTCTCTAAGAAGTTTACTAAGTGGTCTGAATAAATTGATAGATTATTTTCATTAGTAATTTTGGTTATTGCACCAGCAGTTTCATTTAAGAATAATTGTCCACCTGTTGAATATAAATTACCAGAAGTTTGTAAGTTTGAATCGGCTACCCATCTATCAGAAGATTCGTTCCAAATAAATTGTTTGTTAGAAGCAGTTCCTCTTTCAATCTCAATACCAGCATTTTGTGAAGGAGTACCAGTCTCATTTGAGTTAAGAAGTATAATATTATCTGCTAAATTAATTGTTTCGGTATTAACAGTTGTTGTTGTACCTGTTACTGTTAAGTTACCTTGTACATTAAGAGTTGTACCATCAAAAGTAAGATTACTTTCAACAGTTGCATTTGGTGCTGAACCATTAAGTGTAATTACACCATTATCAGTATTGCCAGTTAGAGAAAGTGTTCCAGAAGAACCAGCAGAACCTGAAGTTCCTCCACTTCCGCTTGTTCCAGATGAACCCCCAGAACCCGAAGTTCCTCCACTACCAGCAGTTCCCGAAGAACCTCCACTACCAGATGTACCCGAACTACCTCCGCTACCAGCAGTTCCCGAAGAACCTCCACTACCAGATGTACCCGAACTACCTCCGCTACCAGAAGTACCCCCACTACCAGCAGTTGCAGATGTACCACCCGAACCGCTTGTACCACTTGAACCACCAGAGCCCGAAGTTCCACCACTACCAGATGTTCCTCCACTACCAGATGTACCATCACTACCTGAAGTTCCTTGTTCACCACTTGTACCAGATGAACCACCACTACCAGATGTTCCAGAAGAACCACCACTGCCAGAAGTACCAGCAGAACCACCACTACCAGAGGTTGCAGAAGTACCTGATGTACCACCCGAACCGCTTGTACCAGATGAACCACCACTACCAGAAGTACCAGCTGTACCACCAGTACCAGAAGATGCTGAAGTACCAGACGAACCACCCGAACCAGATGTTCCCCCACTACCACTTGTACCATCATCACCAGATGTACCCGAAGAACCTGAAGTTCCTCCACTACCACTTGTACCAGCTGAACCACCTGCTCCAGTTATACCACTCGAACCACCACTACCTGATGTTCCAGATGAACCTCCACTACCACTTGTTCCACCAGAGCCGGATGTTCCCCCACTTCCAGATGTACCTGCTGAACCTCCTGTCCCAGATGAACCTGTTGTACCAGAAGTACCACCAGAACCACTTGTTCCAGACGAACCTCCACTTCCTGCTGTCCCAGAACTTCCACCACTACCAGAAGAACCACCAGTTCCACTTGAACCAGCTGAACCCGTTGAACCTGCACTACCACTTGTTCCAGATGAACCTCCACTTCCAGAAGTTCCACTTGTTCCTCCACTACCCGATGTACCACCCGTACCAGAAGATGCTGAAGTTCCTGATGAACCACCACTACCTGATGTACCACTTGTTCCACCAGAACCTGATGTACCAGCAGAACCAGTTGTACCACTCGAACCACTTGAACCCGATGTACCAGCCGTTCCAGCAGTTGCTGAAGTACCAGCACTACCCGATGTACCAGCTGAACCTCCCGTACCAGAAGAACCTCCTGTACCAGAAGAACCTCCCGTACCACTTGTACCATCTTCTCCACTTGTTCCACCACTACCAGATGTACCTGATGAACCAGTTGTTCCAGATGAACCACCACTACCTGATGTACCGCTTGAGCCACCAGAGCCGGATGTACCTGAACTACCTCCACTTCCAGAAGTTCCACTTGTTCCACCAGAACCAGATGTTCCAGATGAACCTCCACTACCAGATGTTCCTCCACTACCAGATGTACCAGAAGAACCTCCACTTCCGCTTGTACCACTTGAACCACCAGAACCAGATGTTCCAGATGAACCACCACTTCCGCTTGTTCCAGAAGAACCACCAGAACCCGAAGTTCCCGAAGTACCACCAGAACCAGATGTACCACCAGAACCAGATGAACCTGATGAACCAGAGGTACCTGATGTACCAGAAGATGATGCGTTAAACTTTCTTTGGAATGTACCTGTTGTTGTATCGAAAACTACAACTTCAGAAGAAGTACCTGTTGGTAAATCATCTGCAGTTAAGTTTCCACTAAAATCTATATTACCATCAACACTTAAATCACCCTTTATACCAACCGAACCAGTGAACTCTTGCTTATCAGAAGCACCATCACCAAATTTGTTTGAACCAGTAGCATAAACTACTGAAGATGATAAGTATGTTGTATGAAGTTCGGTAGAAGTAATTTTACCTGCTACCGTTAAATCATTTCCTATTGTTACATTGTTACCAACATCTAAATCAGTACCAATATCCGCAGATTTATCTACTTTTAAAGTATCATCTGTTCTTAACGAACCACTAATATCTAATGTACCACTTATTTCAGTATCTACATTAATTTCAAATCCTAAATTTGGTGAAATCACAGCTTCAGCTGAACCTGATTTTAATTTATCAATATCACCAATGGAATCCGCATTAATATTTGTAATTCCACTACCATCACCACTAATTACTCCACCAACAGTTAAAGATTCGGATACATTTAATGCACCACTAATAGATGTATCTACATTTACTTTAAATCCCTTATTAGGTGAAATTGATGCTGTTGCGGAACCACTAAATATTTGATTTTGAGCATCGGTTGTAAGAGCCGTTGGTGGTATGTTAAATAATTCCTCACCACTACCACTAAATATGGATGCAGATACACTACCTTGAACATTAAGGTCATTGATTATATCAACATTTTCAGTAGATATATCAATTTGCCTTTCCCCATTCACATAAAGTGAAACTAAGGATTGTGAAATCTGATTTATACCATTTGGGTCTATACCTTTATAGCTCATACATTATTACTTTATGTAATTTCTAATACTGATACTACAACATCTGCCGATGAATTCACCGAAGATGTTACAGTTATTGAATCGTTTGCTTCTAATACTACTTTTTGCTCCCCACCAACCAATATTGTTGAAGAACCTTGTGGAATTACAGCACCTTTTAATAAATATTTAGTTACCGATGCAGAGTTATCAGTTATCTGAACATCTACATTAATATTTTGTGATACTATATTTGCCACATTTACACCAATCACAGTTGCCGAAGTTGCAGCAGGACAGGTATAAACTGATAAACCGCCTGTTCCAGCGGGTCCTTTAATACTATTTTTAAATGTATTTGCCATATTTTATTCCTTTATCCCAAAGCAATTGCAAAAGCGATTGCTGAATCTAAAACATTTACTCCATCAACATTGAACGAATCATCAGGTCCAATGTTAACAGAACCACTAACTTGAATGGATTGAGAAACAATTACAGACGTACCACTTGTATTTTCTTCACCAATTGTAATTGTATCGTTTACAATCAATCTATCAAACTCTGCTTCAGTTACCGATATATCTCCAGTAAAGGAACCAGTAAAGGAACCAGTAAACGAACCACTTAAATCAGCGTATGCTGATAACGATTGTTCAATCGAACCTGAAAAAATGGGTGAATCTATTCTCATTTATCTAATCCATTGGTTATAGGTATAAATATAACTAATTTTTGTTTACTACTCCGGCTTAGTGGGCCAAGTTATTTCAAATGGATTTGATTGGGATGTAATATCTCTTAATGATTGTCTGTATGTTTGCCATTCAGTTAATTTAGAACCACTAATTGGAGTATCATTCATTTGTGTCCAATCACATTCACTTAATAAATTATTTCGTATTTCTCTAATTTCTGTCCACTTTTCTTCTTTTCTTTGTGCAATTTCTTCAACAGATGCCGAAGAAGTTATCCAATTCTGAACATAAACAGAACCGCTTTGAATTGGAGTACCTTCAACATAATTTTTTTCATAATCGGAATCAATATCAACAGCCACATATATTATTGGATATGTGTGAAAAGATGCCAATATATCATTTGTTAAGTTTTTTGGAAAACTAACATTAGTATTATCATTCCTTAAATTATCTAAGGTGTATGGATATGTTATTTCTGAACCGCTTACTTTTATATACATAACTTTATATTTTTATTTCCAATTTGCTGGTATTGATGCGTAATTACTTAATCCCGTTGCATTTCTAAATGCATATAATCCCAACGGAACTGGATTTCTAGTCCAAAGTTCTGGAGCATTTCCAACTAATGAATTAGAAGTTGTTGGCATTCTAAATACTGAGAAAAATGTTGTAACTGATGTGCAATTATCGAATAATCCCGTTGGGATTGAACCAATTGATGTACAACTTTTAAATGTTGATGAAAAGTTGGTTACATTTGTATTATTATCAAATAACCCAGATGGAATAGCACTTAAACTAAAACATTGGTTAAATGTGGAGTTGAATGATGTTATTTGAGTACAACTATCAAAAAATCCACTTGGAATTGATGATATTTGCATAAACGAAAAACTATCTACCAAAGATGTTACATTTACCATATAATCTAATAAACCAGTTGGTAGTGTTGTTATACCACTACTTCTTAAAAAGTTATCCAAATTAAATATAGTACTTAATCCTTCAAAATCAGTAGTTGGTAATGATGTTAAATTATTACAACCATGAAAGTTTATAGTTCTAAATGAGCATTGACCCCAAGAAATAACCGCTGTATATAAACTTCTATATAAGGAATTGTTATCTACCTTAAAAGAAGGTACAGTTCCATTTAATTCAATATCATAAGTACCGGCTGAACTAAAAGTATGTAATTTATTCACATCAGATGAAGATTGTATTACATTATCAGTACCATCATCCCAATTTACTGTAAAATTAGGTGTATTACTCCCATAATCGGCGATAGGCAATTCATATGTTTGATTTGCCGAAGTTGTTACTATTCTAAAAATAAATGATTCCAATTCTCCTCCTGTTACACTTGTTAATCTTCTTGCTATTCCCATTTTATATAACTATTTGTTAACTCATATTTGCTGCACTTAGGAAACCATAATAAGTTGTTCCCGTATCATAAGTATAGAATACTAAGATATCTTTACCAGATGTTGTTAGCGTTGGTGCGTTACCATTTGCCCACAATACTCCAGTTGGCCAACTTACTGTAAATGCTCCACCATTTTCTATCACCAATGTGAATCCAAATGCTTTTGGATTTCCTGGTGGGTTTGAGAATGTAAATGTACAGTTATTATTTACTTCATATTCGAAGTTATTTCCTTGTTCTAAATCGATTGTTACATTGGCACCAGCTCCTAAATCTTTATAAAGTTCAATAAAGATTTTTGATTCAATATAAACTGAACCTGATATTTGTGGTACTTCTAATGTAACTCCATCATAAATAAGATTACTCTCAACAGTTGCTTCATTTCCAGTACCATTATAGGTAATTACACCATTTGGTGTTACACCATTTAACTCAAGTAATCCAGAAGTACCAGAAGTACCAGCTCCAGAAGTACCCGATGTACCAGCGGTTCCGGTTGCATCAACTCCAGAAGTACCCGATGTACCACCAGTTCCAGATGAACCTATCGCAGAAGTACCCGATGTACCACTGCTACCAAGTCCAGATGTTCCATCTGAACCACTTACACCCGAAGTACCACCAGTTCCAGTTGTACCCGATGAACCACTACTTCCGAAGAATGTTCCATTTAATCCACTTGTACCAGAAGAACCAGCAGTTCCAGATGAACCATCAGTACCTGTTGTTCCAGAAGTTGCCGATGTACCACTACTTCCGAAGAATGTTCCATTTAAACCAGAAGTACCACTTGTTCCAGAAGTACCAGCTGAACCAGTACTACCAGCAGAACCATCTGTACCAGCTCCTGATGTACCCGAAGAACCACTACTACCTTCAGCTGATGTACCTGATGTACCATTAGTACCCAATCCAGAAGTACCCGAAGTACCAGAACCAGATGTTCCTGAAGAACCAGTTATACCAGAAGTACCTGATGAACCTGCCGAACCAAAATTTGTACCATCTAAACCAGAAGAACCAGAAGTTCCAGATGAACCATCAGTACCTGTTGTTCCAGAAGTACCAGTTACACCAGAAGTACCTGATGAACCAAAGTTAGTTCCATCTAAACCACTTGTACCTGATGTACCAGTCGAACCAGAAGTACCAGCCGAACCTGAAGTTCCAGTTGAACCAGAAGTACCTGATGTACCAGCTGAACCAAAGTTAGTTCCATCTAAACCAGAAGAACCCGAAGTACCAGTTGTACCACTACTTCCGCTTGTACCAGCACCAGATGTACCAGAAGTACCTGCTGAACCGAAGAAAGTACCATCTAAACCAGAAGTACCCGATGAACCTAAACCACTTGTACCTGATGTACCAGTCGAACCAGAAGAACCTGATGTACCAGTTGTACCACTAGTACCAAAAAATGTACCATCAACACCGCTTGTGCCAGCTGTACCATTTATACCATCAAAACCAGAAGTACCAGAAGTACCAGCTCCAGAAGTACCAGAAGTACCCCCAGTACCTGTTGTTCCACTACTACCAAAGAAAGTACCATCTAATCCAGAAGTACCAGCAGTTCCAGTTGAACCGCTTGTTCCATTGATTCCAGATGTTCCAGATGTCCCAGCACCACTTGTACCAGAAGAACCTGAAGTACCTTCAGCTGATGTACCCGATGAACCTGTACTACCAGAAGTTCCAGTTAAACCAGATGTTCCTGATGAACCAGATGAGCCAGATGTTGCTGAAGTTCCGCTTGTTCCACTACTACCAAAGAAAGTACCATCTAAACCACTCGTTCCAGAAGAACCTGATGTACCCGCTGAACCATCAGTACCAGCTCCTGATGTACCAGCTGAACCGCCCGTACCACTTGTTCCACTACTACCAAAGAATGTTCCATCTAAACCACTCGTTCCAGATGTTCCAGAAGTTGATGAAGAACCTGATGTACCAGCACTACCACTTGTTCCATTGATTCCAGATGTTCCAGATGTACCACTACTTCCTTCAGCTGATGTACCAGAAGAACCACCACTACCAGCAGTTCCAGTTGAACCAGAAGTTCCATCCGTACCTGAAGTTCCACTTGTTCCATTTGTACCAGATGTACCCGCTGAACCTGAAGTCCCCTCAGCTGATGTACCTGATGTACCACCCGTTCCAGTTGAACCTGCTGAACCCGAAGTTCCAGAAGTTCCTCCACTACCTGTTGTACCACTTGTTCCGCCAGTTCCAGTTGTACCACTTGTTCCACTACTACCTTCAGCTGATGTACCTGATGTACCTCCACTACCAGCAGTTCCAGTTGAACCAGCTGAACCAGCTGAACCTGATGAGCCAGATGTACCACTTGTTCCAGAAGTTCCTGAAGTTGCGCTTGTTCCAGAAGTTCCAGCTGAACCTGTTGTTCCTCCACTACCAGACGTACCCGCAGTTCCGGTTGTACCCGATGTTCCATCGGAGCCGGAAGTTCCACTACTTCCATCAGTACCAGATGTTCCACTACTTCCACTCTCACCAGATGAACCTGATGTACCCGATGAACCAGCTGAACCTGTTGTTCCAGAAGTTCCCGATGTACCATCAGTACCAGAAGTACCTGATGTTCCATTTGTTCCTGAAGTTCCAGATGTACCAGCAGAACCAGTTGAACCTGAAGTTCCACTACTACCACTTGTACCAGCAGTTCCATCTAAGCCACTCGTTCCAGATGTACCATCAGAACCAGAAGTACCACTTGTTCCAGAAGTACCAGCTGAACCAGTACTACCAGCAGAACCTGTTGTACCAGCTGAACCAGTAGAACCAGACGTACCAGCTGAACCCGAAGTTCCTTGCTCACCAGATGTACCACTTGAACCACTTGTACCAGCAGAACCGCTTGTACCTTGTGCCCCACTTGTACCACTACTACCGCTTGTTCCAGATGAACCCGATGAACCAGCAGAACCAGCAGAACCTGTCGAACCATCACTACCAGATGTTCCACTTGTACCACTTGTACCGCTTGTTCCAGAAGTTGCTGAAGTTCCACTACTTCCGCTTGTACCAGAAGTTGAAGAAGAACCAGAAGTACCAGCAGTGCCTGATGTGCCCGAAGTTCCACTTGTTCCTTCAGAACCAGTTGTACCACTTGAACCCGTTGAACCCGAAGTTCCAGAAGTTGAAGATGTACCACTACTACCTGATGTTCCATTTGTACCAGAAGAACCCGAAGTTCCATCAGTACCTATACCACTTGTACCAGCCGAACCTGTCGAACCACTACTTCCACTACTTCCACTTGAGCCCGATGAACCAGAAGTTCCAGATGTACCCGAAGAACCTGAAGTTCCCTCTGAACCAGTTGTACCACTTGAACCAGTTGAACCACTACTTCCACTACTACCCGATGTACCAGCAGAACCAGAAGTACCTGATGTACCAGCTGAGCCGGATGTACCACTTGTTCCAGAAGTTCCAGCTGAACCAGAAGAACCAGATGTACCCCCACTACCAGTTGAACCATCGGTACCTGAAGTTCCAGAAGTACCACTTGAACCAGAAGAGCCCGAAGTACCTGTTGAACCAGTTGTACCCGATGAACCAGCTGAACCAGTAGAACCCGCTGAACCAGTAGAACCATCAGTACCAGATGTTCCCGATGTACCACGTGTTCCACTACTACCGGATGTACCAAATGAACCAGTTGTACCTGATGAACCAGTTGTTCCAGCAGTACCAGATGTACCAGCAGACCCGGTCGAACCATCAGTACCAGAAGTACCTGATGTTCCTGATGTTCCGCTTGTTCCAGAAGTACCAGAAGTTGCCGATGTACCAGAAGAACCATTTTTATCTACTATCTCAATAGTACCAATCATTGATGAATGAATAGCACATTGATAAACTATACTATCAGGTGCATTTTCAGGTACTCTATATTTTATTAATACATTTGTACTATGATTTCCGTTTGTTGGGTCATTGTTTGTAGTACCCGGAACTGCTGATGTATTACCATCTGCCAATCTCAATGCGAATGGATGCGATGAACTTACATTACTTACATCAAAGTAGAATAATTCCCCTCTTACCACTGTTAGGGTTGGGAAATCTCCAGAAGTACCATCTATATTATATACAAACCCATTACTTCTAACCACAAACATTCCACCACCTTCGATACCAGATGTTCCACTTGAACCACTACTTCCACTTGTCCCAGAAGTACCCGATGTTCCAGCAGTACCAGTTGAACCAGAAGTACCACTACTTCCACTTGTCCCAGAAGTTCCAGAAGAACCAGATGTCCCCGCTGAACCAGTTGTACCACTACTACCAGTAGTACCACTACTTCCACTTGAACCAGATGAACCCGAAGTTCCAGAAGAACCAGAAGTACCATCTGAACCTGAGGTTCCAGAAGAACCAGATGTCCCCGCTGAACCAGTTGTACCAGAAGAACCAGTTGTACCAGAACTACCTGAAGTTCCATCAGTACCTGATGTTCCAGAAGTACCATCTATACCAGATGTACCAGAAGAACCAGTTGTACCTGATGAACCAGTTGTTCCAGCAGTACCAGATGTACCAGCAGTACCTGTTGTACCAGAAGTACCAGCTACTTCAGCTATACTCTTAGTTTGTAATTTTTTATTAGTTGTATCATAGATTACTAAATCATTGGAACTACCAGTTTCTAAATCTAAGAATACACTACCAGTTACAACTAAACTTCCAGTTACATTTAAACTACCACTTAATTCAGCTTTTCCTGAGAATGGGAATCCATCACCAGTAGAGTTACTTAATACTTCTACCAATACTCCATCTGAACCAGAAGGTGTTACACTAACACCAGAACCAGTAAAGTTCATATTTCCTACTAATCCATTTACTACTGAACCAGTTTCAAATATGTATAAATCAGTTCCACCACCACCAGCACCAGCATTTAATGCGTATGAAGCGGTTACTGCAAATAATGAATATGATGATGTAGCCACACTCATTGAAGAGGTTTGGCTATTTTGTATGTATTCACTTAAATCAACACTAACTTCAGCATTTTCAGCGTAAGATGCTGTAATTGCGAATGAAGAAGAAAGAACGGTCATTGATGCCGTTTGTTCGTTTCTTACAAAGTTTTCTAAATCTTGTAGTGCTGCTAATGATGCTGAATCTAATCCAGCTACCGAAGATGCAGTTCCAGCAGTTTCAGCGAATATAGCATATGATGCTGAACTAACTGTTCCTATTACATTATCACCACTTATTGCTCCACTAATTTTAGAACCACCACTACCAACAACGATTTGTCCACTTGTTAATCCACTAAACTTAACTTTAACAGTATTATTATCAATAGATTCAATAGCTAAAGGAATAATCATTCCATTTGAACCAGTTTCATAAACCTGTACTATTGGATATGCTACATCAAAGTTATGAACAATAGTTACTTCAGTAGCATTTGAGAATGGTTCGGTTGTAGTTGGAGTAGATTCAGGTACAGGTACAAATTTGTTTGATGCCGCATCAAATATTAGAATTTCTCTATCTTCAGCATCACCCTCACCTCTATATGCTCCCTCAAATGAACCAGAAAGTAAACCACCTCTAAATACACTTGCGGTAATATCGTTTGCAGTAATATCGTTTACTGTAATATCATTTTGAACTGTCAAATCACCCTCAATAGATGCCGAAGTGTTTACTACGAAACCTTGAACAGGTGATACAGATGCCGTTACCGAACCAGAAGTAATTCTAGTTTGGTCTAAATCAAAGATTGCATCCGCTGGAATATCAAATAGATTTCTACCACTACCACTAAATGATGAACCACTAATTAGTGAGATTGCCCCACTTACGAATAATGAACCAGTTAATTGTGAACCACTCTCAGGTGCAAATACTACAAATCCGTTGTTATCACTTACTTGTGCGAATGTTGAACCAGAAGTAATTAAATCTAATTCTAAATCTGTCAACGATTCCGCTGGGATATTGAATAATCCACCACCATCACCTCTGAATAGAGATGCCGATAATGGAACATTTACAGTTAATTGATTTGGGTCAATCACAGCTTCACCAGAACCAGATTTGATTCTATCCAATTCTAAGTCTTGAAGTGCTTCCGCTGGAATGTTAAATAATCCACCACCATCACCTACAAATAGAGATGCTGATATTGATTCTGATATAAATACCGAACCACTAAATTCTGATTTTACAGATGATGTAGAGAATACTCTAAAGAACCCACTTTCATCAATAGATGCAGTTACAGAACCCGTAGCAATTCTATCAGCATCAAATGCTAAGTTAGCGATTGAAATATTTGTTAAACCACTACCATCACCACTAATTACACCACCTACATTTAGGGATTGCGATATTTCAACCGAACCACTAAACTCAGATTTAACTCCACCAAACGGGTCCTCAACAATGAATCTACCATCTTCATTTGTAGATGCAGTTACCGAACCAGTTACGATTTGTGCTACATCAAATGCTAAGTTAGCAAGTGAGATATTTGTAAGACCGGAACCATCACCAGTATAGATACCACCAATTTCTATTGATTCAGAAACAAATAACGAACCACTAAGTTCGGTTCTAACAGAACCAGTAGATTCTACTACAAATTTACCATCGTTAGATACCGATGCCGTTACTGAACCGGTTACTAATCTATTTACATCAAATGATAAGTTTGCTAATGAAATGTTGGTTAATTGAGAACCATCACCAGCAAATGAACCAGAGAATGAACCACTAAGTTCTAAATTTTCTCTTGTATTTTCCCATCTTTGAGAACCACTATTCCAAACTAATAAATCACCATCATCGGATTTAATTGAACCACTATCAACCAATATAGCATCAGATGTAGTAATTTGTACATCATGTAAATCATATAAGTGGTCTCCCAAATGAGGTCTTACCAATAATGTTACATTGTTACCATTCTTAGCAGTAACTACAGCGATAGATGATTTTAAGTTTGGAGCTTCAGGTTGAACATTTGTTAAACCACCTGGTCTTTGAGGGTCTCCATAAAGAATATCACCCTCTGCCCAAACTGAACCACTATCTTTTAAAGAACCCGATTCTAATGCGTTTATCTGAACTCCTCTTACATATCCAAACCAAGTTACAAATCCTTCTTGATTATTATCGATAGGTTCGGTAAGAATACCAACTAATAAATCCTCAGCGTAAGTTCCATCGGTTACTGATTTTATTACTCTAATTCTATTACCTTGTGCTGGTTGAGCTGGGTCAACCATTACTAAAGTACCATTGATTAGATTATTACCATCTTTGTTTACAACAGGCGGATAATATAATTCTTGTCCTAATTGAAGTGTAGCTTCATTGCCCTTCATTCCTAAATCAAGAGTACCATCGGTTTCGTTCCACTTCAATCTACCAGCTACACTCTGAATTCCATTATCAAAATTAATGAAATCTAAATAAGATGCGGTAATTGAAGATGCTGTGATATGATTTGCTACTAATTTTTCAGTAGTTGTTGTATCACCAACAATTAAATCGTTTGTTATAGAACCATCATTTGCGATAATAGTTTGTGATACATCTAAATTACCACTAACTTCAGTCTTACCTTCAAATGCAATTCTTTCATTTATATTAAGATTATCAGCAACTCTAATACTACCACTTAATGAAGAAGATTCTTCAGAAATATAGTAAAGTGTACCAGGAGCTGATTGAGGAACTGTAAATACGATTGAACCACTATCCTCACCATTATTGGTTACACCAGTTGAGAATAAATCACCACTACCAGTTGTATTGTTTGTTTTTAAGTAGAAGTTGTAATTTGGTGTATTTACATTGAATGTGTATTCAATACCTCTTACCAGCGTTAAAGTTGGTTCTTCTACACTATCCACCAAGTATGATGAACTATCAGCGTTAAATGTTATATAGAATGATTGAGATACAGCCTCTACTTCAGTAATTGATGATGAAATCACCAATCCACCAGTTACGAAAGTATCACCAATAACTTTTAAGTTACCTTCAATTGATGCTGATGAGTTTACTTCAAATCCATTATTTGGTGAAACCGATGCGGTTACTGAACCACTTGCGATAAATGAACGAGGAAGTACATCCTCAGCAAGTGCTGAAAGTGGAATATTAAATAAATCTCTACCACTTCCACTAAATGAACCACTAAAGTCTCCTAAGAATTTACTAGCACTTACCTCATTAGCTGTTATAGTGTTGGATACATCTAAATTACCAGTTACAAATGTACTACCTGTTATATTTAGATTACCAACTACCTCAGTATCACCAATTAAATCAATTTGTCCGTATAGTGGTATTTCATCAACTATATTGAATTCACCAGCCATTGCAAGGTGATTTTCACAATTATAATAAAGTGTATTTGGAGCGGAACCAGAAACTATCCAAGTTATAGTACCATTTTCAGTACCATTATTTGTTATTACACTACCACTATATTCAAATTCAGTTCCATCGGAATTTTGAGTTTTTATATAGAATGGATGTGAAGGTGCATTTACATTGAATGTATAAGTTAATCCTCTTACAATTGTAATTGTTGGGTTATCACCAACTACACCACCACTAAATCTATATGCGGATGAACCCTCATTGATAACATTAAATGTTGTATTTATTGAACCAGTATCAACAAATCCGTTTGATGATGATACTATGAAACTACCTGTTATTCTTACATCATCCTCTAAGTTAGTTGTTGTATTGACTACAAACCCTAAGTTGGGTGAAATGGATGCAGTAGCAGAACCACTAGCTATTCTCTTAGCTTCCTCAGCGAACTCAGCCGCAGGTAAGTTGGTTAATTGAGAACCATCACCCACAAAGAATGATGCCGATACCGTACCTTCACTTGCAGTAATATCAGTACCAACTTTAAATCCTTCATTTACATCTAAACTTCCACTAATTTTAACTGAACCCGTAAATTCAGAACCACTTTCAGTAGATTCTACAAAGAATCCTCTTTCAGGTGTTACTGAAGCAGAAACGCTACCACTAGCAATTCTAAATGCTTCTTCAGTAAGTGCCGATTGTGGAATGTTGAATAAACCACTACCATCACCAGTTATAACACCATCTACATCTAATGAATTAGTTACAAATACTGAACCTGTAAATTCTTGTCTATTATCTAAACTATTTCCAAATGTATTTGAACCAGAAGATGTAATTACAACCGAATCTATAAATGTTACATTTAACTCTCTAGCATTTATAGCCCCACTTACATATAAATCATTATCAATTGTTAAATCACCTTGAATCGAACCAGAAGTATTAACTACAAATCCTAAATTAGGTGATACAGACGCAGTTACAGAACCACTAGCAATTCTTGGAGAATCTTCTGCTAATGCCGATTGAGGAATATTAAATAATCCAGCACCATCACCTTTAAAAATACCATCGTTTATTTGAACATTTCCACTTACGAAAAGTGAACCAGTGAATAATGAACCACTATCTAAAGATTCTACAACAAATCCTCTATCTGGGTCAGTTGATGCGGTTACCGAACCACTACCGATTCTAGGTGCATCCCCACTAAGAGATGTAAATGGAATATTATTAAGTTGTGAACCATCACCAGCAAATGAACCAGAAAATGAACCAGTAAATTCTTCTGAAGTGATAATCGTAGCATCTAACTCATCTACATTAATCTTACTAGCAGTTAAATCATTTGAAATTACTACAGAACCAGTTATATCAATACTACTTGTAAATTGAGAACCACTACCAGCATTTACGATAAAGAACTCTCCACTTTCAACCGATGCCGTAGCAGAACCACTAGCAATTACAGGAGATTCTTCAGCTTGTACATTTGTTAATTGAGAACCATCACCAATGAAAAATTTAGAAGTAATTGATTCTGAAACAAATACAGAACCACTAAATTCTGATTTGGTAGTTCCAGTAGAATCTTCTACTCTAAATATGTTACTACCAGATTCAGGCGGTACTACTATCACCGATGCAGTAATAGAACCACTTGTAATATTATTTGTAAGTAATGCATCTTCAGTTAATGCTGAACGAGGAATATCAAATAAATCTCTACCACTACCACTAAATGCGCCACTAACTTCATTACCAATGAATCTATCAGCGGTTACATCATCAGTAACTTCAACATCTTTAGCAAATATCGTAGTTGATGCAGAAATACTACTATCAAATGTTGCTGGTACATTTACTTGGAATCCTAAGTTAGGTGAAATCGATGCGGTTGCCGAACCAGATGCTATTCTTGGTGAATCACCAGAAAGTTGTGCGGCCGGAATATTAAATAAACCACTACCATCACCCTGAAATAGTGATGCGGTTACTGATTCTGAAATAAATAATGACCCACTAATTCTAGTAGTATCACCCAATTCTATAAGTGATACTTCAGCTTGACCTGGAGTTTGTTCTGCTTTTACAAATAATCCACCAGTGATTGTTGTGAATGTATTTACATTCATTCCACCATTTGGATTAAGAGAAGCAGTAATTGAACCAGTTGCTATTAAATTTGATAATAATGCATCTGGTGCTAATGCTGAACGAGGAATATCAAATAAACCTTCACCACTACCACTAAACATAGATGCGGATAAACTACCACTTACTCCAAGAGAACCACTTAATTCAGTTCGTATTTCTTTTCTAGTTGTATCTTCTACTCTAAAAAGACTTGGTTCATCTGAACCTGATTTGTATAATAATGAAGCCGATACTGAACCACTAGCAATTCTAAATGCTTCTTCTGATAATGCGTTTAATGGTATATTGAATAATCTACTACCATCACCTTCAAATGATGAACTTATAATTCCACTTGCGGTTACATTACCAACAATCTCAGTTTCACCAATTAATGTTTGTTTATCTTCAGCTGAATCACCAAATATATTTGAACCAGATGAATAAACAATCGATGATGAAATAAAGTTTGTATATAATTCGTTTGTTGTAATTCTACCCGTTACAACCAAATCACTATCTATTCTAACATCTTGCTCAAATAATGAAGATGTATTAACTACAAATCCTAAGTTTGGAGAAACGGATGCAGTTGCTGAACCACTTGCAATTCTAAATGCTTCTTCAGTTAATGCTGATTGTGGAATATCAAATAATCCAGCACCACTACCACTAAACATAGATGCTGATACTGGGAATTCAAATTTTGAGAATGTATTAACTACAAATCCTTCATTTGGTGAAATTGATGCAGTTGCAGAACCACTACTAATTTTATTAATATCAAATGCTAAAGCTGATTCCGGTATATCAGTTAACCCAGCACCACTACCACTAAATACCGATGCAGAAACTCCACTTTCTACAAACACCGAAGAACTAAATTCTGCTCTATTAGTACCTTCTAATCTAAATCCAAATACTGGGGATACTGATGCCGTTACCGAACCACTAGCTAT